AAGCACTTAAATACCAATTTATTACAGATACTAGTACAAAAAAAGAAACAGAAATCACAACTTCACAGCAGAAAAAAAATAAAAACCTTATGTTGAGAAATACTAATTTTATGTTGCTATCAAAATTTGATAACATACAAATTAGTAAGACAGGATATACAACGCCCGCAGGATTCTGTGTGGCTTTTTTAGTTCAGCAGGGCAAAGAAGTGTTTACTGTAGTGATTTTAGGATCCAAAAACTTAAAAGAAAGATTAGATATAGCAAAATATCTAATGGTAGAACACATACTTGTTAATTAATAAGGTAACTTATGCATGAAGATTTAGTAGGAAAAACATATGTTTTTCCCGATGGTGATAGTATTCAAGTCATTCAGGTTAGATTGCGTGATGCAGAACAATATTGGGTAACGTATCACGTACAACAAGGACCCGGAATTCCACGAAAGTTAGTCATGGTATATGAAGAATTTGTACAAACATATGGACATTTGTTTGGCATAATAAATGACGATACTTTACCAGGAGAAGAGTCATAAATACTAGTTATGACTAAATTTTTTAGCCTCTCTAATCTTACTTTAATAGTTGCATTATCATTAAGTTCGGTTGCAGCCTTTTATAGTATTATCGGTTTAACTGCGATATTTGCTGGCGCAGTTATACCTATTATTATAATGGGTACGATACTTGAGATAGGCAAAATTACTACAACCGTTTGGTTAAGAAAGTATTGGAATCAATGTAGTTTATATTTAAAACTATATTTGGTTCCTGCCGTCGTATTATTGGCATTATTAACCAGCATGGGTATATTTGGCTTCTTATCAAAAGCACATATGGATACTGGTTTAGTATCAGGTGATGTACAAGCAAAATTGTCGTTGATTGATGAAAAGATTAAAACTGAGCGTGATAATATTGAGTTGGCACGTAAAGCATTACAGCAAATGGATGCACAGGTTGATGCTAGACTGAGTAGAGGCGAGAGTGAGGCTGGTGCAGAACGTGCTGTGCAAATACGCAGACAACAATCCGGTGAAAGAACTAAGTTACAAAAAGATATTAGTGACGCACAAAATAAAATAGCAAAATTAAATGAAGAACGAGCACCTATTGCCGCTGAAAACCGCAAAGTAGAGGCAGAAGTAGGTCCAATCAAATATGTTGCAGCGTTAATTTACGGGGATGATCCTGATAATAACTTGTTGGAGAGAGCTGTAAGATGGGTTATTATTCTTTTGGTTGCAGTATTCGATCCACTTGCAATTGCATTAGTATTAGCAGCAAACGCCAGCCGTGAGTGGGACAAAAAAGTGCAAGAAGATAAACTTGCAATGGGAATAGTTCCTCCTAAAGAAGAGGATATCAGACCATTTACAGAAGAAGAAATAAAAGCATTAGATGAACAACCTTTTAAAGAAGAAGTAGAAATAAAAGAAGAAAAAATTGACTTCTCAAAACTATCTTATTTGAATAAACCATGGATATACAAAGTTCCTGGTATAGATAGAGTATTACCACAAGTATACAAACCTGAAGTTGTAGAACAAAAAATTGAAGAAGAACCAGAACCTGAAGTAACCTCAGAAATTGTTGAACAAAACAATCCTATAGAAAATACAAACGATTTAGAAATTGTTGATAGCCACGTTCAAGAAGTTGAACACACAGTTCAACATACTATTAACGATGAGGAATTATCTTCAAGCACCAAATTATCATCCGGATCCCATGTACCTAAATTTAAAGAATTAGATAACCAATATGTTGTCTATGATGGTAAAATGATTGCTAGAGCAGCACTACAGGAGATGAAACCTGAATTGTTCGTAATCAAAGCGGATGAGGCTAATCCTGTGTCTACTGCATTTGGCTCTACTTTCCCCAAATACTCAAATAAAGGGGATATTTTTGTAAGAGTTGATGTGTTACCAAACAGAGTTTTTAAATTTGATGGAAAAAGATGGATAGAAGTTAATAAAGAAACGTCAAATACTTATTTGCAAGACAATGATTATATGCAATTTTTAATTAGCAAGTTACAAACTGGCGAATATGATCCTGAATTACTATCAGATGCTGAACGTGAATATATTGAAACCTATCTAAAAAATGACGCACCATAAAATACAATTAAATATTGTGTTGAATAAATTTAAAAATGACTGAAGAAATTAAGGTAAATCATTGTTCGTTTTGTAGTAGCCATAAAGACGCTGTTAAAAAACTAATCGTTAGTGAAAATGTCGCTATTTGTAGTGAGTGCATAGATTTATGTACACAACTAATAAATGATGATTCTACGATTCAATCGGAGAAATCTGTCAATGTTGACTATGATCCAGTAGAAATAAAATCTTACCTAGACGAGCATGTTATAGGGCAAGATGATGCAAAAATGGTTCTCAGTGTTGCAATATCAAATCACTATAAAAGAATTTTTAATCCGTCTAAAGATATAGAGATAGCAAAGGGTAATATATTGTTTATGGGACCAACTGGTTCTGGAAAAACATTACTTGCAAGGACTGTCGCTAAATTTTTAAATGTTCCCTTTATTGTTGCAGATGCAACGTCATTAACTGAAGCAGGTTATGTAGGTGATGACGTTGAATCTATGATTAGTATGTTATTACACGCCTCAGGTGGTGATGTTAAGTTAGCAGAACGTGGAATCGTTTTCATAGATGAGATAGATAAGATTGCACGTAAGAGTGAAAGCACTAGTATAACTAGAGATGTAAGTGGAGAAGGTGTACAACAGGCGCTATTAAAACTAGTAGAGGGAACTGTATGCAGAATTCCTAGTGGCGGTGGCAGAAAACACCCCGGTGGCGACATGCTTGAAATCAATACGAAAAATATATTGTTTATCGCAGGCGGCGCCTTTGTTGGAATGAAAGATATCGTTAAATCTAGAATCAAGGGAACATCGATGGGATTTTCTGCTGAAATAAATGATGGTTCTAGTGAAGATCATTTGACATCAATAATTCCAGATGATTTGGTTAAATACGGAATGATTCCTGAGTTTATAGGTAGATTCACAACAAATGTAATGCTTAGGGACCTGACAAAACCGCAACTTTTAAAAGTACTAACTGACATAAAAAATAACTACATATCGCAATATCAATATTTGTTTAAAGTCGACGGGGTTGAACTTAACTTTGAATCTAAAGCACTAGAACAAATTGTGGATAATTGTATCAGTTTAAAAATTGGTGCTAGGGGACTGCATACTGAAATAGAAAAAGTGTTGATGCCGCATATGTATAATCTCAAGACCTATTGTAAAAATGAGATTAAAACAATAAATATTAATAGAGGAATGGTTTTACATCCAAAATCTTTATTATGAGCATTAGGGGAAGAAAAGTAATAGTTCAAGACGGAAACGTTGAGAAAGCCCTACGTAAATTTAAAAAGAAAATTAATGAGGATGGACTATTACAAGAATTGCAAGATAGACAATTTTATTTAAAACCTACTGCCAAGAAAAAGTTAGCAAAATCGCAAGCAAAAAAACGTTGGAAAAGATTTCTTAGTTCACAAGAATTACCTAAGAAATTATTCTAACCAAAATACTAGAATTTTTTGCGTATTTTTTGTAAAATAAATACGTGTTAGATGCCGATATCGGGTCTACTATGTCATTCTTGCTTATATGAAAGGAGAAAAAAATGACAAATCTTACATTACGTTCATTGGACATTCCGTCCATCCACAAGTTTGCTGTAGGTTTCGAAGATGTATTCGACGAACTTTTACGTGCAACTACTCAACAACATTCAAACAATTATCCCCCGCATAACATTGTAAAATTTGGCAATGACCGTTTTGCAATTGAACTTGCAGTTGCGGGTTTTAAAGAGGGAGATATTGATGTTACTGTTGAGAAAAATCAACTTACTGTAAAAGGAGAAAAAGCAGTACAAGTTGATGAATCAATTGAGTATTTGCATCGCGGCATAAGTGCTAGAAGTTTCTTACGTTCTTGGACTCTAGCAGATCATGTTCAGGTGTCCGGTGCAAGTGTAGCAGATGGTGTATTAACTATTCACCTAGAAAGGGTTGTTCCTGAAGAACAAAAACCCAAGAAGATTGCTATTTCTTTTACTAAATAATATAGTATGAGTGTGCGGGAGTCCGCACACTCTATAAATAAAAATAAACAATTATGGCAAAAGCAGAAACTAAAGTAAAAATCAAACCCAATATTGCATTGCAGGAACCCCCATTATTTAAAATTATCTATATCAATGATGATGTAACGACTATGGAGTTTGTCGTATCATCTTTAGTTGATTACTTTAATTATACTGAGGATACTGCTGTCTCTATTACAAAAGATATTCACTCAGAAGGTAGTGCAGTAGTTGCTATACTTCCTTATGAAATTGCCGAACAAAAGGGTATAGAGGTTACTTTAGAAGCCAGATCACAAGGATATCCCTTGCAGATTAAAGTAGAAGCAGAAGCCTAAATCCTTACGTTTATCCGTTTAGCCCAATATGGGCTTTTACTATTACATGGATTACACAAGTAGTTGATATTGTCAATAGTAATTTCATCATTATTTTTTGTATTACCATACGCCCAATGCGAAACCTTTGATTCACTATCAATGTTTAATACAATTGATAATTCTGGCAAGTTATTAAGTTCATGAAACTCACCGAAATGCAATCTGTTGTCAGGGATACTGTT